GTTCCACCGGCGCAAAGCAGAACGGACGAGCGCGTCCGTTCATGAGTCCACGCGAGGATATATTCCGATCACGACGATCCGCCCGGAGAAGCGGGCGTTGACAGACCGGATGGCGTCCACTATCCGACATAATCGGGCGAGGGGAACGCATAGTGTTGACCTGATGGTCAAAATCGTGGCAGAACTGGTGGAGGCAGGGATGGGGGATGATTGGATCCGAAAGCATATTGGGATGGATGCAGAGGAACTTTTGCGCCTGAAACAGATTAGCGGGTTGGCGGCATTGTTCAAGGACAGGCCGTATTCGAGGGCGTGGGAGTAACAGAAATTAATCTAATCCGTATAATCATAAATTTTACTATTACCGATAATGTCTATTATAATCAGCGTAAGGAGAAAAACGAATATGAATGATCTTGTTGTGTACGAAAGAGAAAAAGCCGAAAAATGGCTTGATGAAAATAAAGAACTTGAAGGAACTACAATTTATCAGTGTGTTCTACTTAGCATTGCGATTTACGATGTTGATGTTGCTATGACTAAAGCCTTGGCCGAATTCTTCGAGGAGATGGCTTTGGCTAGCAATGTATTCACCCGACATAGGCGGGCATAGGTGATTTTGGACGAGTGCAATCTGCCCATGCGGGTAACGCTTGCCGTTGGGTTGCTTTGCCAAGAAAGGAAACTGGAATTAAATCTCTGGTAATTACCTATTGACAGTTGCCGAATGTTTGTGCTAAAATCTTTTGCAGAGCCTAGCGGTTCTGCAGGGCGCTGCCCCCCCCCCGACCCCCTCCCCAGCGTCCAGGCGGAACGAATGGCGAGATGAGCGCCGCCGTGTCAGCAATGACCGGCGGCGCTCTATTTTTAACGATTTGGAGGTGTACGATGGAGATGTCGCCTGAGTTGATGTTTGTGGTTGGTTTGGTCGCATCGGTGATTGTGTGGGTGGTGCGAGCAATCAGCAAACGCGGCGGGAGTATTCCCAGCGGGTGGTTGACGACTGGGGTGTACGTGGTGGCTGGGTTGCTGGCATGGGCGTTTTCGCCGGTGAGTCTGCCGCCGTTCCCGACATGGGGCGGTGACCTGGCTGAGTTTGTGCCTGCGCTGGTGGCATGGGCGGGCGAGTTGCTGGTGCCGCTTTCGGCGTTTGTTGGATTTGCGACGTTGGTGTACAACGCGCTGTTGAAACGAGTACTGGACGGGATTGCTAAGCGGTTCGGTTTGGGATAGGTAGATGAGTTGGGACAATTTGTTGACGCAGTTGCCCATCGTGGGGGTGTTCATCTGGTTTGTTCTGGAGATGGACCAGCGAAACGCCAAATACGCGGCGCAGCGGGATGCGCAGTGGCGTGAATTCCTGCAGCAGCAATCGAAGGCATCGGAGAATGCGTTGAAGCAGATCGCTGTGATGCTGGATCGTGTATCCCAGCGGCTCGATGCGCACGATACGGCGATGCGGCAGGCGATGGCGAAAATTGAGGGGGCGGTGGAAGCGGCGAGGAGGGGTGAGCAGTGAACAGTGAGTAGTTGAAGTGGAGAAGTGATGAGTGAGGTATGCCGATTAAGCGACCGGATGTGACACTGCCGGATGAGTACCGGCAGTTGGCGTTTGACCTGGACGTTCCGACCGAGGACGCGGGGGTATCTTCGGCGGAGGAGGCACGCCGGATCAGTGAGCAGGCACGGGCGGCGTTCGAGGCGCGGTTCGGGCCGGGTGTCGGATGGTATGAGGATTATCTGCGTCTGCGGGCGGGTGGATGGCCATGGCGGCAGGCGGCGTATATCGCGTGGGCGTCCAGCCCAAAGGTCAATCGCCAGCCGCGGACGATGGACGAGTTGGCGCGGGAGTATCTGGGGCTGACGAGCGACCGGGCGATCAGCACCTGGAGACGCAAAAATCCGCTGATTGATGAGATGGTGGCGCAGTTGCAGGCGGCTCCGCTGTGGGAGCATCGGGCGGAGATTTATCGGGCGCTGTTGGCGGTGGCGGTGAAGCCGGAATATAAATCGCACAACGACCGTAAACTGGCGCTGGAACTACTGGGGGATTACGTGCCTACCAATAAGCTGGTGGCGCAGATGACGAAGCGAGTGAAGGGGGATTTGAGCGAGTTGAGCGAGGATGAGCTGGCGGCGATGGCGCGGGCGTTGCAGGATGAGGAGGACGAGGGATGACGCTATCGGCGGGCGCGATGACGCGGGTGACGCCGCGGCAGGCGGCAGCGGAACGGGCACGGCGGGAACTGGCACGGCGGCGGCTGGCGCATTTCTGCCAGTATGTGGATGCGCAGTATCAGGTCCCGGCGCATGTGGCATTGTTGGCGGAGCGGCTGGAGCAGGTGGCGCGGTTTATCGAGACGGAGGGGCGCGAGGGGATTGGGCGATTGATGATTCTGATGCCACCGAGACACGGGAAAACAGAGTTGGCGAGCCGGTTGTTTCCGGCGTGGATGATGGGACGGCGACCGGATACGCGGATTATCCTGGCGAGTTATGGCGCCGACCTGGCGGTGAAGTCGAGCCGGGCGGTGCGGGAGATTGTGACGGGGACGGCGTTTCAGGCGTTGTTTGGGAGGTTGAGTGCGGTGGATGAGCCGGTGCAACTTTCAAGCGACAGCCGCAATGTGCAGGCATGGGATTTGGCACAGCCGCATCGGGGGGGGCTGGTGGCTGCGGGCGTGGGCGGCGGGATTACGGGTCTCTCGGCGGATTTGTTGATTATTGACGATCCCATTAAAAACCGCGAGGAGGCGGAGAGCGAGGCGCGGAGGAATCTGGTGGATGACTGGTATCGGTCGAGCGCATATACTCGTCTCTCTCCGTGGGGTGCAATTGTGCTGTTTCATACGCGCTGGCACCCGGACGATTTGGCTGGGCGGTTGCTACGGCGGCAACTGGAGGGTGGGGACGCCTGGACGGTGGTGTGCCTGCCCGCGCTGGCGCTGGAGCAGTATGCGGAGAGTGAGGCGCAACAGCGGGAGATGATGAGGGATGGAATTTATCTCCCGCTTGAGGATGCACTGGGACGGCGACCGGGCGAGGCGCTCTGGCCAGAGCGGTTCGGGGCGGAGTGGCTGGCGGAACGGCGGCTGAATTTGGGGGCGTATGATTTCGAGGCGTTGTATCAGCAGATGCCGTACCTGCGGGAGGGTGGGTTTTTCCGCCGGGAGTGGTTTACGATTGTGGAGACAGGTCCGAGCCAGGTGCGGGCGCGGGTGCGATACTGGGATAAGGCGGCGTCGCCCACCGGGGACTATACGGCTGGGGTGTTGATGAGTGTTGGGGATGATGGGTATTTTTATATCGAGCATGTGGCGCGGATGCGCGCCGCGAGTGGCGAGCGGGACCGGGCAATGGTGGAGATTGGACGGCGGGATTACGAGGCGCTGGGGCCGTTCTTGATTCTGCACCAGCAGGATCCGGGGAGCGCCGGGCTGGATAGTGCGCGGGCGACAAATGAGGCGCTGGCGGCGGCTGGACTGCGGGCGCGATTCGAGCCGGTGACGGGGGATAAGACGGTGCGGGCTGGCCCGCTGGCGGGGATGGCACAAAGCGGGAAGGTGCGGATTGTGAGGGGGGAGTGGAATGCGGATTTTTTGGATGAGTGCGCGGCGTTCCCCAATGGGAGGCATGATGACCAGGTGGATGCGGCGGCGAGCGCGTTCAACGAGTTGTTGAAGTTGACGCGGAGGGCGAGAGAGAGCAAAATTTTGTGATTGTAGATTGTAGATTGTAGATTGAGGATTGGAGATTGAAGGGTGATGGGATTTTTTGATTTTTTGAAGCGGAAGGCGGCGGGGAGTGGCGGGGGGCGGCTGGCGCTACGCCCGGCGTGGCAGCGGTATGCGTGGCCGGAGTGGGGGGGGGTCGGGGAGTGGGCGGAGGCGTACCGGAAGAGCGCGGTGGTGAGCGCGTGCGTGACGACGCTGGCGTTTTCATTTCCCGAGGCGCCGCTTCTAGTTGGGTATGAACGGGATGGGCGGTTCGTGCCGGATTACCAGCATGAGGCGATGAAACTTATCCGCCAGCCGAACCCGGATATGGGGGAGGTGGAGTTGATGCAGTATCTGATCGTGTATGCATCCATTGGGGGGAATGCGTACCTGTGGAAGCAGCGCGACCGGGGCGGGCGGGTGATCGGGCTGTGGCCGTTCAGTGATGCGAACATCACGCCGCTACCGGGCCGAGATACGAGCGAGGGATTTGTGCGGGGGTATGAGTTTGACGCAGGGGATGGGCAAAAGGTGGAACTGAACAAAAACGATGTCATCCACTGGAAGTGGATGCCTGATCCGACACGTCCGTGGCGCGGGGTGGGGGCAATTGAGTTGGCGGCGCGGGAGGTGAACAAGAGTGACGAGGCGAGTGCGTATGTGTATGCGCTGTTGAAAAACAACGCGGTTCCGCCGGTGGTGGTGACGTTGACGGAGGGGGAGGAACTAACAGAGGAACGGGCGGCGCGGCTGCGGAGACAGTGGGCGGCGCGGTTTGGGGGGGAGAACCGGGGCGGGGTGGCGTTTTTGGAATATGGGATGAAGGCAGAGAAACTGGGGTTTGACTTGCAACAGTTGGAGGCGGAGGCACTGGAGGGCATTCCTGAGGCGCGGATTGCAGCGGCGTTTCGCGTGCCGCCGGTGGTGGCGGGGCTGAGCGTGGGGATCAAGCGGTCGGATTACGGGGACCAGGCGGCGAGGCGGGCGTTTACAGAATTGACACTGGCGGCATTGTGGCGGTCGCTGGCAAGTGAGATGTATAACGGGCTGGTTGACGAATTTGTGACGGGGGAGAGGTGGACGTTGAGGTTTGACCTGCGCGGCGTGCTGGCGATGCAGGAGGATGAGAGCAAGCGCTGGGAGCGGGTGACACTGGCGTATAACCGGGCGTTGATTACGCGGGCGGAGGCGAAGGAGCAATTGGGACTGGAGCCTGGCGCGGGGGATGATGTGTATCTGGTGAGCCTGGCGACGGAGTTTATTCCCAGTGGGGATGCGGGGGAGGTGAGGAGGGAGAAGGGGGAAGGAAGGGAAAGGAGAGAAGGGAGAGAAAAGAAGGGAGAAGGGAGAGGAGAGAAGGGAGAGGAGAAGGCGCGGAAGGTTGGGCAGGGGCTGCGGGACATTCGGGAGCGGGTGACGGGGCGGATGGCGGCGGATTTAGAACGTTTGTTCGAGAAGCAGGCGCGGCGGGCAGTGGGGGTGCTGCGGGGGAAGGGGTTGAGCGCGGATGAATTGATCCCGCCGGAGGATGAGCAGGAGATGATGGATCTGGTGAAGCGATGGTATGTGGAGGTACTACGGCTATCGTGGGAGGTGTGGAATTACTCGCTGGGTGTAGAACAGGCGTTCGATTTGACCGACCCGCTGGTCAATCGCGTTTTGGGGACGGCGGGGGTGCGGGTGCGGGACATCACGGCGACGACGCTGGAGGCACTGCGGGAGGTGCTGCAGCGCGGGGAGGCGTTGGGATGGAGCGTGGATGACCTGGCGCGCGGGGCGGATGGTCTGCCGGGGATACGTGACATTATCGAGGAGACGTATCGCAACCGGGCGGAGACAATTGCGCGAACAGAATTGGGATGGGCGCAGAACCTGGGGACGGTGGAGAGGTACAAAGGGGCAGGAGTGACAAAAGTCATGATCATGGATAACGGCCTGGCAGATGACGATGAACCCTGCCAGGTGGCGAATGGGCAAATTTGGATGTTGAGCACGTTTGAAGCAAATCCGCTGGAACATCCCAACTGTACGCGCGCGGCGGCACCGTATTTTGGGGATGAGGAGGCGGTGAGGTGAGTAGTAATCAGCAGGAGGCAGGAATGGAGTATAAGATTTTTGGAGCGGAGTTCAAGGCGCAGGGGGATAAGGGGGAGTATGAGGGGTATTTCAGTATTTTCGGGAATGTGGATGACGGCGGGGATGTCATCCATCCTGGGGCGTTTGCAAAAACCATCCAAGAACGCGGGAAGCGGGTGAAGGTGTTTTATGCGCATGACTGGAGCAAGCTCATTGGGCCGCCGCCGGAAGTACTGACGGAGGATAGCCGGGGGTTGTATGCGCGCGGGCGGCTGACGCTGGACTCGTTTTGGGGACGGGAGGTGTGGGCGCTGATGAAAGACGGGGCGCTGACGGAGGGATCTATCGGGTATGAGGCGGTGAAATTTGACTATGACGAGAACGGCATCCGCAACCTGCGCGAGGTGAAACTGTACGAGATTTCGCCCGTGCCGCTGGGGATGAACGCGCTGACGGAGTTGCGGGCGGTGAAGGCGGCGCAGGTGTTGGCGCAGGCGAAGCGGGCAATCCCGCCGCACACGACTGAGATGGCGCCGGAGGATGCGGAATGGGACGCGGCGGCAGTACTGCGGGAGGTTGAGGGGGCGCGGCAATTGCGTCTGATCCACGCGTGGGTGGATGATGATGGCGACCCGGATGCGAAATCATCCTATAAGTTGCCGCATCACTACGCGGACGGGCGAGTGGTGCTGAAAGGGGTGCAGGCGGCGGGGAATGCGCTGATGGGGGCGCGCGGGGGAGTGGATATTCCGGCAGATGATGTGGCGGGGGTGAAACGACATCTGGAACGGCATTACCATCAGTTCGGCCGGAAGGCGCCGTGGGAGGAGGAAGCGGGTCTGGAGGTGCGGCTAGAGACATTGATGATGGTGGCGGAGGCGCTAAAAGAGGGTCGGGTGTTGAGCGCGGGGAATAAGGAAAAGGTGCAAAATGCCATTGCTGCTTTATCGGCGGCGATGGATGCGCTGCGGGAATTGCTGGCAGCCGCGGAGCCGGAGAAACAACTCCACTCCGCACTGTTGCAGGAGGCGGCGAGATACCAGAAAATTTTGATGCAAATCGGAGGTTGAGATGAAAACTGTACGTGAATTGACTGCGGAGATCAATGCCAAGCGCGCGGCGCTGGCAGAGATTTTCGAGAAGGCCAAGCAGGTGGTTGACGGGGAGATCCGTTATAACCTGGACGAGAAGGGCCTGGAGGATGTGCGCGCCCGGAACGCTGAATTGGAGGCGCTGGCGAAGGAGCTGGAAAACGCGCGCATGGTGGAGAGGCTGGCGCGCGAAGTGGCCGAGAAGAGCCTGCCGGGGCAGCAATTGCCGCTGGGCGGGCAGAGGGGCCAGGAGCGTCCGATGGAGCACAAGAGCCTGGGCGAGATGTTTGTGGCGTCGAGGGCATACCAGGAGCGTGTGCGCGGGAAGGATGTGCTGGTTGACCTGCCCGATGTGGACGTCAAAACGTTGATGGCAACCAGCGCGGGCTGGGAGCCTGAAACTCGTCGCACCGGCATTCTGGCCGAGTATGCGGTGCGGCGCCCGATGGTGGCGGATTTGATTCCGCAGGCGCAGACGGACCAGGCGGCTGTGGTTTACATGGAGGAGGTCACGTTTGCCAACAATGCCGCGCCGACGGCTGAGGCAGGACCGTATCCTGAAAGCGCTCTGGAATATACGGAGCGCAGCGAGGCAATCCGCAAAATTACGGCGTTTTTGCCGGTGACCGATGAACAACTTGAGGACGTGCCGGGTATCCAGGCAATCATCAACAACCGCCTGGTGTTGATGCTGGAGCTGGCTGAGGAAAATCAGCTGCTGAATGGCAATGGAACGGCACCGAACTTGACGGGGCTGTTGAATAAAGCGGGCGTGCAATCGCAGGCGAAAGGGACGGACACCGTGCTGGACGCGGTGTATAAAGCAATGGACCTGGTGCGTGTGAATGGGTTTGCGGAGCCGACGGCGGTCATCATGCACCCAAGCGATTTTGAGGAGATCCGCCTGGCGAAGACGGTAGATGGGATTTACATCTGGGGGTCGCCGTCGGAGGCTGGTCTTGCTCCTATTTGGGGTGTGCCGTTGGTGTTGACGACCGCAATCAGCGCGGGGACTGCGCTGGTGGGCGATTTCCAGCTGCACGCGGGAATCTGGCGAAAGCGCGGGGCAACTATCAAGGTCAGCGATAGCCACAGCGACTACTTCGTTAGTGGCAAGCAGGCGATTCGCATTGACGAGCGCATGACGTTGACAATTTATCGTCCGGCGGCGTTCTGTAAGGTAACGGGGATTTAGCGGTAGTGTTTCCCAGGGCTGAGGGAGGGCAGCCCTGGGGGAGAATGGTGATCAGTGAACAGTAATCAGTAGCGATTGGAGGATAAGATGGCGAAGAGGAAAGGTGCGAAGTTTGAGGATAAGCAGATAGACCGCGAGGCGGACTACGGGGGCGGCGGTGATACGATGGTGCGGGTTCGGATTTTGCCACTGCACGCAATTGGCGGTTATGGCAAGGCAGGGGATGTGGTTGAGATGCCGCTGGAGTTAGCGCGGACGTATGAGCGGGAGGGGTATGTGGAGATTTTGGGAAGTGAGCAGTGATCAGTTGCCGGTTATCAGTGATCAAGACAATGAGGTGAGTTATGAGTTTAACGAGCGTGGATGAGGTGCGGGCGCTGGTGAAGACGCCGTTGAGCGATGCGGATTTGCAGGTGCTCATTGATCGCATTGAGGCGGAGATCACGCGACGGATCGGCCCGCCGCAAGATGATGAGATGACGGTAACGCACACGGTCACCGGATATGGGTGTGAGGATGCGTTTTTCTTGCCTGGTGAGGCGGCGGAGATCGTGAGTGTGGAGGAGGATAACATCGTTTTAGGCAATGACGAATATCGGTACTATGCGGGCGGGGCGCTGGAGCGGCTTGGGGCGCGGCAATGGTTTGGGCAGGTGGAGGTGATCTATAAACCGGTTGATGACCGGGCGGCACGGAAGCAGGTGGTGATTGACCTGGTGCGGCTGATACTGCAACGGACGGCGATGCAGAGCGAGAATGTGGCTGGAGAGTACAGTTATCAGGCGCCGGTGTGGGATGCGGAGGCACGGCGGATTTTACGGCGGGTGGCGTTTGGGGGATTGTAGGTTGGAGATTTTAGATTTAAGATTGTAGATTGTAGATTGTAGATTGTAGATTGGATTGGAGATTGGAGATGGGTGTTGAGGCGTGGTTGATCCATACGTGCGTGGTGGAAAATCCGGCGGCGGGGAATGAGGACCGTTATGGGAATATCGCGCTGGGGTATCAGGCGGGTGTCCCGACGGTGTGCCGTTTGGTGGAGGAGCAGGAGCGGGCGTGGGTGGATGCATTGGCGCAGAGTGTGGTGGTAACCGTTTATAAAATGCTTTTGCCGCCCGATGTTGAGGTAAAGGAGCGAGCTCGGATCAGTGAGGTTGTGCTGGAGGATGGGA